CGCTGCCGGAAGCCTTGGCCAGTCTGAGCCGTGGTAATGGCGTTGGCTGTAAGAGCAGCAGCACCCATAGCGACGCCGTAGCCCGTAGGGCCGGCAACAATACCGGCACCGACCATTGCCTGGGTGCCCAGACGCAAGACGTTTTCCCAGTCGCTACCAGGCTCGTAACCCAGACCCATTGTGAACCGAGCAACAGACGCACCCCAGCCGGTCTTGCCGCCTGTGGCATGAATAGCACTTGCGACAGCAAAGTCGAGAGGCTGTGTGACAGGCTTTTGAGAATCCAGCCAGTAGTCCAGCTGCTTAGACTTGTGCCAGTCCGAGAAAAACGGCAGCTTGCCGCCGACCATCAAAGCCATCGGCATCGGGAAGATCAACGAGGCCATGTAGGTGCTCTTGGAGCCCGATGTTAGGCGGACACCCACCAGACCAAACGAACGCAGGTCGCCGATGCGGAGAGCTTCAACACCCATGATCGAAATCTCGGCATCGCTCTTGGTGCCCGCCCAGTCACGAACTCGGTCCAGCATGTAGTTCATGCTCGACCGCGCTTCATCACGCTGGTCCGCGGGCATCCTGTCTGCATCACTGTCGATTTGGCGAGCAAGTTCGCTCATGCTGATAGCTGTTGCAGTCTTTTGGCTCATCATCTTCAAGACCGTACCGCCCTCGCGGTAGGCCTGCGTGCTCACCAGCAGATTCTTAGCATCAGCAGCGATACCCATCGCCACGGACTCAAACATACCCCACTTCGTTTGGTCCCAGCCCGCCGAGTACTTGAATTGCACCGGCAGGCGGCTGCCTGTGTGCAGCGGTGTTTCCATCATTCGCTGAGCAAAGGCATCAGCTTGCTCACGCGTCTGGCGACCCTGGAAGAGCCCCGTGATTGCTAGGCCAACGGCCGCAGCGGCGCCCGCAGCCAAGGCCGCGATGAGCCCACGACCACGATAAGCTGCGATGGTCCCAAGCCCCGGGCTCCGTCCACGGAACAAAGCTTCACGGTAGGGCTCTTGGAAGCGATCTCGCAGGATGCGGGTCGCCGCACCCCAGGTCACCGCAGCAGCCGCAGCAGTAGCTGCGTAGCCCCCAAGTGTGGCCTGCGGGGCCTGACGCATAAGCGAAACTTGCTGGGTCGCTGCCCAACCCACGCCGTAGTAGCCTGTCGCCGCAAGGTTAGGCATCGCCTCCATAAGATTGCGGTGCTCCAGCGGGTTGACGTAATGCCAGTCCGCATAGGTCGAGGTTTCTTGCCCGATGTTTCCAGTTTCGCGCAGGTAGTTGACCTGCTTCTCCAGCGTGATGTCCCCGGCGGACATGAAATGCCCGGCCGTGCGCTCCAAGATAGCCGCGCCGATAACGGTGCCGAGCAGGCCTGCTCGACCAGCACGGGCAGGACCGCCGCCGTACTGCCCGTGTACCCGGCTGGCGTACTGAGAGCGCTCCCAAGCGTCTGCAGAGCGGTTAAAGCTTAGACGAGCATCGCCCCACTGACCTTGAAGAAGCCGACGGAAGCCGCGGCCAAACTCTTCACGGCCCAGCCGAGCATCTTCGTTCATGGGCGGGCTGACAAAGTCCAAGAAGCTGCCGATGCCGCCCCCAAGGCTAGCACCGTGCGCGTGCATGTGCTCAGAGACCAACCGGAACCGGTTGATGTAAGTCATTGGCTGGTGAGTCGTTGCGAAGACTACTTGCCAGCGGCCATCTGGCAGAGGCACAAGAGATCCGTGGGTCAGCCGTGTACGAGCAGCCAGCGAAGCCGCAGCCTCAGCGTGCGTGTTGAAGGTCTCAACGTTGCTGTACCAGCTCAAGCTGAAGATGCGGTCGATGTCCGCGTTGTAGTTGCGACCGATGCTGCCGTTCATCCACTCGTTCAGGGGAGCGACGCCCCTGATTGTTGCTCGCGTGACTTCACTTTCAAGGATGAACGCAGCGCCCTTGACGGCCTCAAAGCCACGGCTCATGTAAGACAAACCAACCAAACCACGGGTGCCCATAGACCCGGGTCGGCGGGCCTGAGCATCCGTAGCTCTCTGGAGCAAACCTTCGTTTAGCTCGCCCGTGATCTGACCTGTGTACGACACCGCACGCGACCAGCTCTCGGCCATCCACATCCCGTATCGGAAGGTGGCCACACCGATGCCTAGGTTGCTCATGGTGTCCGCAACTGTGCGGGCTGCGTCAGCGGCTGCGGTTCCAGGCTCGTTGGGGCGGTCGTGGTAGAACGCCGAGCCCATGGCGTCTTCGTGCTGCCTGTTATAGTTGAGCTTGTCGAGCATTACACCCATGTTGACCAAGATGGTCCCAATGGGGCCTCGGTTGCCGCGGGGCGCTAGCAGCTGTGCAGTAATGTGAGCAGCGTCAGGCCCGAACAAGTCAGCCGCGACGTTAGCAGCCTTACCCTGAGCAGTCTTGCCCCAGGTTGGGCGGCTGATTGCCCGGTCGATCTCAACTACGGCAGCCGGCAGGGGCAGGTTGGCGGGCGCCTGGCGGTTGTGGGCCCAAGCCCACTGCTCGGCGTAGATGTGCGCGAAGAAGCGCCCACGGGTCGTCTCCGTGTTGCGCGTGCGACCTTCCAGCGCGTTGACGTGTACCGTCTGGTCGAAAACCTCTGGCGTAAACAGCAAGCTAGGGTCGATGATGGTTTGCCAAGCCTTACGACCTTGCTGACGCCACGGCGGCGTCAGAGCCGCTACGTACTGGCCAAACTTGTCGTAACGCTTGTAGACAAGCTGAGCGGCCTCGATGCGCCCTTGGGTAGAGCTGCTCAGGTTGGATCCCGATTGGTCCTCGAAAAAGCCAGGCTCAGCAGAAAAGCCGCGAGCTGTTGGTGTAGCTTTACTCGTCACGTGCTCCGCAATGTTTTCGCGGCGGTAGTGCTCAATGCCGTAAACAGGTGTGGCCATGAGTTGACCAAACGCACGACTGGCCCGCTCGAATGGGTTCGAGCGGGCCTCACCCGTGTTCGTGTTGGCGGTTTGGTCGGCCATCTAGCCCCGCTACCAGTCGGCTTGTGTGACTTGCACTCGCCTCACGATAGCGTTCTTGGGGTTTGCGTTTTTGAGCACGTTTTGGGCGGGGTTTCGCAGTGACGCCTGAGCCGACCGGTGAGCCATCATTTCGCCGTCTTCAAAGAGAGTGGGCAGCATGCTGGCGACGTGAATCTGCCCCGAGGTGCGGATCTTGTTGTCGCCGGTCTCGAAGTACCGGTACCGACGCTCGTCCTGCGAGATGTGCCACACCACGCAAGCCAAGCAGTCCGAAAGGTCCTTTGAATTGTGAACGAACACACCCGAGGTCAGCGCAAAGTTTTCCCACTCGTGCACTGAAATGTCGTAAACATCCTCGAAGCCTGCCGGCTCGACCGAGATGACCTTGTGGTTGATAACAGCAGGTGTCAGCGAGAAGGTTTCAAGACGCTCACCTACCAGGCGAACACCCAGTTTGGCCTCGGCTTTCAAGATGTTGCGAACAGTCTGTCGACTACACTTAAGTGCATTTGCCACGTCGTCGAGTCTGCGTGCGGTGGGGACCAGGGCCAAGATGCGCTCAACCGTGACATCCTTGCGAGCGTTGCTATTGGTGCGGCCCGCCTGGAGAATTTTGGTGCGCTCCCGCTTGGTCTCGCTCTTGTTATAGCGCGTGATGTTGGGCGCGCCCGTCTTCTTGCCGACCGCGCTTTGGACCTTGGCCATCTTCTCACGGTACTCAGGGCGCTCCCAGATCCCCCGCAAAGTTTGCCGCGAAAGCTCGCGACCCTCTGGGCTACGCGCGTAGGCCAAGAAGTTTTCTTCGCGTTTGGCCTCGAACACAGGGGTGGCCCGCTTGGTTTTTAGGTCTTCGCGGTGTGCGTCCCCGTGTTCCTGGGAAGTCATGAGCTTCAAGACAGCCGGATCGTTGTTGCGCTTACCTTGCTCGTGGTGCAGGACAAGACCCTTACCCCTATACGCACGGTAGCGCTCACCGTACTTGAACTCCCCAACCATCCAGTGGGTCAGGTAGTACTTTTGGTTGCGGGGGTTCATGTACGTCTCGTAGCCCTTCATCTTGTAAGGGTTCTTGCCGTCCGTCACACCCCTGTAAAGAGGCATCAACGAAGCCCCGATAACTAGGTCTCCGGCTTCACACCAGGACCCATCCCGCAGCATAAAGCGATGATCAGGTGTGCACCGAATCACTTCGCCATTGTCGAGCGTCACGGCGACAATGGCCGCTTTCTTTGCAGTAAGCCTTGGGTTAAACGCGACGCCAACTTTCATGTCTTGCGTCGCAGGATCCACCGCGTAAACGTGGAAGGGCGTCCCGTCACCGAACTCAGCAACTAGCTGCTCGAAGTTTAGTTCGCGTCCGTCCAGCAACGAAACCCTGGTGTCACCTGTAAAGCAGCCCTTCTTGGGATGGTCGATGCGGCGGCCCTTCATGAGCACCAGCTCTTCCAGCTCTTTGTGCAGCTTCTCAGCTGCTGGGCTTTCAGACCGCTTCGGCAGCTTGACTCGACCGTTGGTGATCCACTCGCGAGTCATCTCGTAGATTTCGCGCTGGACTGGCTGACTAAAGCTGCTCTTGAACTCAGACGTGCTGATGCCCGCCGAGTACAGACGCTGGATGATCATGGCCGAGTTCCAGTGGTCGAACGACAACCGCTTCAGGCGGATGATGTCTGCCAAGCTAAGCAGCTGCTCTTCGACGTTCTCGTAGTCGACCGGGTAGATAATGCCTCGACCCTTGTCGACCGGGCGCCACTCCAAGATGGTGGTGATGTTTGCAATGACCAAACCTGTGTTGGGGTCGATTTCTGGGTGCCCACCCACGAAGCCGAAGCTGTCGTGCTTGAGGCCAGGGTCGCAGTGCCCGTACGAAAAGAAGGGGCTCGGCACAATGATTTGGGTAGGGTCCTTCTTCATGATCTGAATGGCTGCGTACTTGCGGCTGGAACCGTCTTTGCCCTTGACCTCACGCTCAAGGGGCCGGTAAAGCATTGGCAGCTCGAAACGGGCCTGCGCGGCCACCAGGTGCCTGTTGAAGAAGGCTTCTTCTGCACCGGGCCGGATGCCAGCGTAGTCTCGCTTGGCTTCAATGCCGCGGGTCCGGTACTCCTGCTGGATTTCGGGGTGGTCTTCGCCAAGCTTCATGAACTTTGGGTTGATGTCCCAGGTCGCCAGCCGGAAGGCCAGGATGTGGCTGTTGCCTGTCTCTTCGATCTGGCGCTCGACTTGCTGATAGAGGACGTCCGTGCAGTCCCCTTCGCACCACGCAGACGAGATGACGAACTTCTTGGCGCCGAACGACCGCAGGGTGGTGGTACCCTTACCGACGTTGGCGTACATGTCGATGCCCGACGTGCCCATCGCCGAGCCGTCCGCGCCGATGCCGAAGCGGTTGGCCTCGTCCATGCCGAACATCATCAGCGTACGTCCGACTAGACCGGCAGACCGGCTGTGGCCGCACCAGAGCTTCAGATTCTTGTCCGGGCAGTAGATGTCCAAGCTGTTGACGACCAGCTTCTTCTGCTGGATCAGACCTTGAAAGTAGGCCGAGTTCTCGATTCGGCCTTTGATGGCGGCAAACAGAGTGTCTTGGGCCTGCTCTTCAGAGGTGGCCAACACCAGCAGCGCGATGAGGGACCCCGGCATCAACCCAAACTTGGTGGCCGGGTCATCTTCTTGCAGCAGCTTGAAGAACTCGTAGACGATCGGGATCGAGGTCATCGACGTCTTGGATCCGCGCATCCCACACTCCAAAACCATCTCGGAGTACCGGGCGCCTTCAACCCAGGTTGTCTTACCGTCGATGGCCCACTCGGAGAGAATCTCACGCTCGTCGTACTGCTC